GCTTTAGTTCATGGTTGTATGATAAAACATTATCGCCTACGGCTATTGAAGATATATCCTTATTGCCATTATCGGTAACAACTAATTGGCTACCGTCAAAACATCCACTGCCTCCGTAAAGTATTAAATACCTGCTCCTATCCTGTAACAGAGGTATATAGCAGTCATTAACCTTTATCCTTTTTGCTTGCTGGCTCAATTATCAATTGCTTTATTCCGGATACTTCAACATCGCCTTTTATTTCGGTTCTCGCTAACTTAGGCTTAAAGTATTCCAAAGTCATTAAATAAGCCTTCACAAATTCCTCATCATCCATTTTGGCAAGGCATTGATTAAACCTTTCAGTGTGAGTTGTTGATATTGCTTCACCGAGTTTTTCCCATTGTTCAGTTCGTTTGTTTTTACTGCCAACTGGTCTGCCATTTGGGTTACCTGTTTGTCCTTTTTTTTGTGGCATATATGTAGATAAATGATAACTACTTTCGCTTTTTAGCCTTCTTAGCCAAATCCATAGCGATAGCAACCGCCTGTTTATGGCTTTTACCTGCCTTTAATTCAGTCTTAATATTCTTACTAATTGTTTTAGCAGAATAACCATTCTTTAGTGGCATAGCTTTTATTTTACGCAAATATAGTTAAAGTTTAAAATCGGTGATATTAAATCTCTCGCTTTTAGCTGCTTTGATGGCTTCACGGAAATAAGGCGCAAAGTCCTCATGCCCGTTGCAATACCAAAAGCACCCGTAAGATAGTTTGATTTTGTCTGCAAATGGAATTAGAGTGTGGTAATCTGTGAAGATTAGCCCGTCATAATAAAACGCCCTGCTCGGTTTAGCATGTGGTGTTCCTTCAAATATTATTAGCGGCTTTTTGATTTGTTCGGCAAAAATTGTCCACCGTTCTAAGTCTTTATCACCAAAGTTGGCAGGTTTAACTTCACCAAAGAAATCGTAATCAGGAAAGTAAAAGTCGGGCAAGTATTTAAATCCGTCAAACGAATATCCTTCTGGCTCATACTCAAACTTTACTCCGAGCGTTTCAAAGAATACCGCCCATCTTGCTTCAAGGCGTGAACGGAAGTAATAATCTTTGTAGTGTGTGTTTATTGCTTTCATATCAGAATGGGGCAGGTTCGTTATTATCTAATTTTCTAAGTCCGCTTTCTATGTATGGCAGTCCTTCATGATTAACCACAAACTGCAAATCTTCAATAGGGAAACCTCGCGTGTATGTAAATGTTACATTAACCGTATTATTTTCAGCAACCACATTACAGATTGTTTCAGCTTTTTTTAATACAGAAGAACCCAAATGCCCTGTTGCTTTGTTAGTATAGCTATTTTGGTGTATAACAGTAAGCAGGTGAAAATTCTTATCGCCCGTCCATTTCATTATCTTTTGAATAATGCTGTTGCTTTCTTTTAGGTCGTTAAAGTCTGCCACTAAATCCGCTAAACCGTCAATAACTAACAACCCTATATTGTCTTTAAAATCGCTTTCATATATCAAATATTCGATAAATTGAATACGCTCTAAATGTGTGTAAGGACGTAAAGCAAAAGGCTTGTAAAAGTCTGGGTTACCTCCGCAAATTCTCGGTATTCTTTTAAATACGTTTTGAGCATGCCATTCACCCTGCTCGGTGTCTATGTCAATTACTATCTCGCCTGTCTTTCTATGCCCTCTTATTCTTCCTGAATACATATCCGCACTGCCACCTACATAAGAAGCTACCAACAAAGACTTTAGGAACGTCTTTTTGCTTTTGCTTGCCCCAACTATTGCGCTAAAGTTACCGTAAGTTCCAAAAGCCGTAGGGTATATGTTCCCATTTGTTTCATGTTCGCCTATTGATAAGGCTACTTTCGGGTAATCTAACTTTTGAGTAACGTCAATAAACGAAGCCTTAAATATCTTTTCAACGTGTGTTTCTTCTATTTCATCTTTTACGCTTACTTCTTTAGGAACGTATGACTTTAGGCTTTCTGTTTGTGTAAATTGTTTTGTGCCGTGTAGGTTTTTTCTGCCATACGCTGACTTTACTGTCTGCCTTATTTCTACTTCTGTAAAATCTTCTTGAACGTATTGTAGGCACAAATCTAATGCCTCATGTTGACTAATACCGTATTCGTTTAAAGCACATGCAAGAATAAATATGTTGTGGTTACGGTTGCCATGCGTCATGTGGAACTTCCCAGTCCACCATTTGAATAGGTTTTTTATAATGATATTGCTATCATCAATTCTAACTTCGTTGGTTATGGCACGTTCCGAATATCTCGGTTCTTCAACATATTCCGTAAATTCTACAGCCTCCGTGTTAATGTAAATATCATTATCGGAGGAAAGAAAACATACACGACTAATGTTCTTGTTTTTCGGGTCAAGTTCCGGATGGTGTTTTTGCAGTCCCCTATAATACCCTGCGAACCTTCCAAACTGCTTAGGTATTCGCGCGAGTGCTTTTACACCGTCCCCGTTAGGAGAAACAAAAGCAGCGTAAATGTATGGAAGTTCGGAAAGTTCGGTTTTTTTGGCTTCAACATCAACCAAATGGTCAAAGTCCAAAACAGCTACTCCGCTAAGTTCTTCGCAAAATTCATCATTTCGTTGGTTAAACTTTCCTGCGAAAACTATGGAAGGCAAATCACCTTTGTATTTTCGGTTCTCGTCTAAGTCCTTTATTTGCCTCAATTTTGCAATACGGTCGCTTATACGCCCTTTTTTTACCCATTGCAATACTTCGTCCACTTTTACGTGCTTAGGCTCTTTAACGTGAAGTATGTTGTTATAAACGCTGCAAATCATACGCCCATCGCCCTCCTCATGTCGTGTCTTTTCTTTTCTGCCCTGTCTTTTTCAGGAACCAATAGCCATTGTTCAGCCGTTAAATCAATATTCCACCACCCATCAGGTAATTTAGGTTTGTTTTCTTGCAACTGGTCAATGTCCCCATTCTCCCAAAGTTTGTTGCTTAAATACCTTTCTGCGTCCTTTCTGAATTTACGGTCTGGAGTTGCTTTAAGATAGTGTGGCAAGTGCGCCCTCATTTGCTCCAAATCATTTTCGGATAGTTTCATAAACCTATCCTTTGCAGCTTTCTTGCTTCCCTTCTTTCCGTAGTATTCCCAAAACTTTTCAAATTGCTCTGAGCGCAGCGAAGTATATATATTATTATTTACATTATTATTCTTATTCTTATTAGCTTCACTTTCGCTTTCATTTTGCTCTGCTTTTGCTTCCGTTTTGCTTCCATTTTGCTTATGTTTTGGTTTTTTACCGTTTGCATATCTTCTATTATTTGCCTCTAATTGAGGCTTTATTAGAGTAAATATAGCAGCAGGCGTTCCTTTTAATTCGCATACACTTTCATTAAAAGAAAATTCACAGATTGCATTCCATACATCCGCTTGCTCTTCTTTTGATAGTGTTTTTATTGCTTCAAAAAAACTCCTGTAAAAAATAGCTGAATCACGCATAAAAAGTTAGCCCGTTGCCGGAGCCTTCATGTGGCGCAGGGTATCTGACCTCCCTATCACAATCCAGCCCCAGTAACGGGCATTTATGTTTAATGTAAACTTAGCTTCCATTGTCAGATATTAAGCGCACTGCTAAGATAGTAAATTTATTACACAAAATCAAACAACGTTGGTATTGTCAATTTGTGCATTAAAGCCTTCATGTAGAATAAACCATCGTTAAAATACTCAGGATTTAATTCTATACTTATTGCCTTTCTGTTTAACTCAAGTGCCTTGTAAGCAGTTGAACATAGACCTCCGAATGGGTCAAGCACAGTTTCACCTTTCATAGTATAACGGTTAATCAAACGCTCTATAATATCAAACTGCAATGGGCAAATGTGCTTTTCCTTTTTGGAGTTTACCTGATTAGCATTTAATGTGTTCATTCTATTTACATCGCTCCAAACATAATCGCTATTTGAATGAACCGGCAAAGTCATAAATGTAGAAGATAGCTTTTCAACTTCATCTAAATCTTCGCAAATTCTTAAATGTTCTTTGAAGTCGTAAATTTCAGTTGTATTGTGCTTTTTCCATGCGGCAACTATTCTCCTAACTTCCATTTTTTGGAGTTCATTGGTTGTTAAAAAACGGTCTCCGCTTGACCTTTGATAACTATGTGCATCTAATTGCCAAAGTGCTTTTGTGTATTCTGATTTTTCTTTTGTAACAGGAGTATCAGCATAGGCATTATCAGCGTGTGAAGGTGCTTTCCTAAATAATAAAACATACTCAGGCAAACCTACGCCCATTTTTGTAGCGTCCTTACATTGTTCAGTCCATCCCAAACGGTATGTTTGGTTGTTTTCGGCTACAACATCTGTTGTTACTGTTATTTTACCAATAAGGTGAAATCCATGTTTTTCAAAATGCGCAACTGTTTGACCGCTAAAGTCTGCTATTTTAGTGAACATCGTTCCGTTTTGATAACTGTAACGTATCCTGTCTTTTACGTGTATAGCAGCAATTCTACCCGGCTCTAATGCTCTTAAAAGTTTAGGCGTTAAAAAATCCATCTGCTTAAAAAAGTTTTCGTTACCGTGGTTATGCCCAAAGTCGTTGTAATTATCAGAATACTCGTAATGATCACCGAATGGTATTGAGGTTAAAACCATTTGAACCGAATTGTCGGTTATATCATCCATTGCCACTACACAATCATTATTGTAAAGAGTTACATTATCGTAAACTAATTTGCGTCCGTTTTTAAATATTTGTCTTTCCATTTGTGATTTTATTAGGTTTGAGTTTAATCCGTTTTCTTTTACCAATTGCACCATTTGCGCTTGAAGTTCTAAATGTTGCGCCCACTTCTTTTTTAGTGTTTTCAACACCTCATATTCGTTATCAGTGTAAATGATGTGAACGTTTACTGTATTCTTTTGCCCGAAGCGATATTGTCTATGTATCGCCTGAATAAAGTCGTTGAACTTATAATCAATACCGGAAAATATCATATTATGCGAAGCATCCTGAAAATTACATCCGCTACCTGCTATTTTAGGTTTAGTTAAAAGGTATTTGTGCTTACCTTCGCTAAATTCAATTAGCAGCCTTTCTTTTGTCGGGTTATCCAAACCACCATATACAGATGCGTAGCTTTGCCCTTTAAAGTTACTTTCTAAAAATTGCCGTTCACTTTCTAAATGATGCCAAATAATACAATTGCCATCTATTGATTCTGCAATCTCCGTAGCTTTATTCAATCGCGCAGCGAGGCTATCTCTTTTTTCTTTGCTAACTTCCAAAAGAGATTTTGAAAGGTCTTTGAACAATATCGCCTCACCAAATTTGTTTTTAGGCTGCTCAGTTAATTCATAAGAGATTTTGTGTTCAATAATATTTAAAGGCGGCAAATCGTATCCAGTATCATCATATCCCAAATCAGCAGGTGTATTTATAAATGCTGCCCATGTGCTAACCCATTGCCAAAATTCTGTTTTCTTATTTTCGTAAAGTTTTAACTGCCCTGCTTTTGTGCTATCTCTTTGGAAAAATCTTGTAAGCGCGTGACCTCGTGAAATAACACCTAAATAATCTGCATAGTTTAATATCTCTATGTAATCATTTGGAGTAGGTGTAGCTGTTGCAACAAACCTGAAGTTTACTTTTTTGAAGTAATGTAAAACAGTTTGGGTAGTTTCGGTTTGTAGGTTTCGCAAAATAGATGCTTCGTCAAATGATACTCCGCAAAAACATTCAGGGTTGATATCGCCCTTTCTTATCCTTTCATAGTTAGTAAGATAGATTTGTATTTTGCTTTCATCTAAGCTATCTGTATCAGTTATGTATGTAACATCTAAATCGGTTCCCAATTTTTGGTTATCCCTTTTAAATTCACCGCTAACTCCCAAAGGGCAAACAATAAGAAACGGTTTGTTGTATTTATGAATAAGCTGTTTAGCAATTTCCAGTTGCATAAACGTTTTACCCAAACCAAATGACGCAAATATAGCCCTACGCCCACCTTCTAAACAAAAGTTTACAATATCTTTTTGATGTGGGAATAGTTTTTCAGTGTAGTTAATTTCTGAAGTATCTATTCCAAATCTTTCAGCTACTACAACTTTACTTTTTAAGAAATCTTCGTATTTCATACAAACTTTATTTTATTGTTTTCTAATTCGGTTGCCATCCTTTGTGCTACTGCTGCGATTTGTATTAACTCAGGTATAAGTGCCTTTGTTTTCCATTCAGAAGTTCCGTAGTGCCTTTCGGTGTTCTTTTTAATAACCTTCCACAGTTCATCCACCTCCTCTTTTAAAACAGCATAGCCCTCATGTGTTGAGTTAAAGTGTCCATAGTTTTTAAATGCTTTTTGGACTTCGGCATTTACTTTTTCTTGTATCATAAAATAAAAAAGCCCCTCCGGTGTGGTAGTAACCTTCAGGGCGTTTTGCCTTTTGAAAAGACTAAGCACAGCTACCACCCTCTGCTTAATCGCGCTGCTAATATAGCAACTATTTTTTATTACGCAGCTTTTGCGTAATCATATTTTTTACTTTCTTTTTTCAGCAATGCCAAAACTTTTTTGCGGTCTGATACTTTCATTTTGTATTTTAAGTAATAGCCATGAGTGCCGAAGCGTGTTTTGAATTGGACTTGCTCACGTTGGCAGTAAAAGCCGTATTTCTTTTCATGTTCGCCTAAACGTGTATTTAGCTTTACCGTTCCGAAGTCGCTCACACCGTGTAAAGTGGTTAGTGTTTCGCCTGCTAACAAAGCCTGCAGTATGGCTTCTTTTTGAGTTTTTGGTTTCATTTTATTTAGATTGTTTGGTTACTTGTAATTAACGGTTATCCCCATTGTTCTGCCATTGCGCGAGCAATACCTGGGAAAGTTTTGCTCCTTAACTTAGAACGCTCCTCCTTAGATAATTTTAGCGTATGAGGCCCAAATAAAGCCTCCGAACCTGAACCATTGTTCGCCATTTCTCCCTTAAAAACATGGGTTTTTTCTTCGTTAAAAAGCGTTATGTTTTTATTGTGAATTAGTTTTGGTAGCCCTTTTAACCATAAATAAGTTGCCTTAGATGTGCTATCGCCAAAATAATAAGGATGGATTAGTTGCGTTGGCTTTAGCCATTTTGATATATAGCCTCTTGGGTTTTCAAGACATATTTTAGGTATTCCACAAGTCCATAACTTATAAAAAAACTCCATTGCCTCTGCTATTTCTTTATGCCTTTCAATGGCTTTCATGCCGTATCTATCAATGTTAAGCCAACGGTTGCCAACATAGCTTAAATATGTGCAAGGTGGATGTCCTATCATCATATCCCATTTACAAGCACTAATAACCTTAAATACATCTTCTTGATAATGCCATTCTGGATGCCCACCGCTACATGGTTGAATATCGCAGCTATAAGCCTCATGCCCACGTTTTCTAAATTCTATACAAACCGCTTGGCTTTCTTCGCAAGCTATTAAAACTCTCATTTGTAATTAACTTTTATCCCGCTTAAATCATTCTCCACCGCCTGCACTTGTTCTAAAGGCATTACAGACAGCTTTTCTACTATTGCCGATATTGCCAACACTCGCTCATCATTATCGCTTAAAATGCTGCTAAATACAGCCTTCGTTTGCGGCAAGTGTAAACTGATATTGATTAGACCTGACTTGTAAACTTTAGTCATGCGGTTAAACTCGTTTTTAATACCGCTTGGTGCTGGAAACTTAGCAAAGTAATTCATCTCATGGTCAATCATTTTTAGCATAAAAGCCGACCTGAATAGTGAGGCTGCGAATTGGTTTTGTTGTTCTGTATTCATTTTTATTTTAGTTTAAAAACCTCCGCTACTCACCCCTGACAGCTTTCGCGGAGGAACACCATGAGAACTATGTATTATTCATTTCGCTTTTAAGATAACTTAATGAACTTCTAACAGCGTCAATCTTGTGAAC